GCACCCTGATACGTCTCTAATAAATCAAGAGCTCTTCTTTCTAACACAGAGACATTATATGTGTTTTCAGTATTTTCCAATCTAATAAAAGATAATCAATTTCAGTATATTTATCAAGTATGGCACAACAGTTAGTTCCAATTACAAGATTAGGTAAATTTTTTGGTGGTGAAGATTTTTCACTTGACGTATCTATGGGTCGTGAATGGTTGGACGGGGATATGAATTTTAAGATTGTGTTGTATAGTGTTGATAGAACCAAAACCGTTAATGATGATGTGTATGGTGAGGTTGAAAAAAATGGGATTCAATTCTTACCACCAGTATCAATCAATGCTTATGTTCAGATTTTACAACCTGATAACAAATTCTTGGGTAGTTCAAAAGTTATTCAAAATGAACCTGGTAATATGAAGTTCAGTATCTATTCACAAGATTTGATTGATTTACAGATAAACATTAACTTGGGTGATTATATTGGATATTGGGTTTCTGAAGCAGATGTTAGATATTATTCTGTTGTAAATGCGGGAACACCAAATTATGACAATAAACATACTTACGGTGGATACAAACCATTCTACGTTTCATATGTAGCATCACCTGTAAGTGCAAATGAATTTATGGGATTATAATGGGATTACCAAGAAAACAAGTTATACCTACGATTAATCTTAAGCCTGAAAAAATACTTCTTCAGCGTAGAGAAGAACTTCTTCAATATATTAAAGAAGACGGAACTTATTTGCCAAAGTCATTAATGCACCCCGACTTAGATAGGGGGTTTTTGGATTTTGTAAAAGAAGACTTACAAACAATTGTTGCTGGTAGTATAATACCTATGGTTGATATTATTATCACAACTCAGAACTGGTCTCAATTTACACAGACTTGGAATTTTTCAGATTTAAATGATAACCCTGAACCTCCGTTTATTACAGTGGTTCGTCAACCTGAAGTTAAATACGGAAGCAATCCCGCCATTATTTACAATATTCCAAATAGAAAAGAATATTTTTACGCAGCCGTTCCATCTTGGAATGGAAACATCAAAGGTTTGGACATTTATAAAATCCCACAACCTGTTCCCGTTGATATTACCTATAATGTAAAAATTATTTGTAATAGAATGAGGGAGTTGAATGAGTTTAACAAAAATGTGATTCAAACTTTTGCATCAAGACAAGCCTATAGAAAAATTAATGGACATTATATTCCAATTGTAATGGGTAACATTTCTGATGAGTCAGTTGTTGAGTTAGAAAAAAGAAGATACTACATTCAAAGTTACGAATTTACAATGTTGGCGTTTTTATTAGATGAAGATGAATTTGAAGTTGCACCTGCAGTTTCAAGAGTTATGAATTACACGGAAATTAATGCACAAACCACATTACCAAAAAGAAAAAAGTTTCCTGAAAATAAAGACACATTTCAGTTAGCGGTTACAATACCTGCCAACACAACAACAAAACAATTAAACGTAGATTATACAGGTGATTTTTTAACTCAAGGACAGATTAATATTGATAGTTATGATGTCTATATTAATGATGATTTTTATGGTACCGATGTTACGTTAATTCAAGTTAATACAAATGATATTTTAAGATTTGAAGTGGTTAAAAAAACTGATGGTGATGAAGCCATCTTAGAATACGGAATTAAGTTATTATGATTCCCCGTAAATGTCTCTTTTAATTTGACATTTTTCTTTAATCAAATTTTCCAAAAACTTGTACATCTTAATACCGTGTTTATCACAGTATTTCTTCAAAATGTCGTGTGCCTCTACTGATATCTTCAAATTCTTTATTTTCTTTTCCATAGGTAGAATAAAGGCAGAAAATAATCTGCCCATATTATAAATAGATATGATAAAGTAAAGTTTTTCTTCAATCTCATAATATTTATGTATAAATAAATCAATTGAACATATATAAAAATGGCAGTATCAAATAAAGTTTTCGTTTCTCCTGGTGTATACACATCTGAAAGAGACCTTAGTTTTGTAGCACAAAGTGTTGGGGTAACCACACTTGGTCTTGTTGGTGAGACATTAATGGGTCCAGCTTTTGAACCTATTTTCATCACTAACTACTCAGACTTTGAGTCTTATTTTGGGGGTACAATTCCAGAAAAATTTGTAAACACACAAATTCCTAAATATGAATTGGCGTACATCGCCAAATCCTACCTTCAACAGTCTAACCAATTATTCGTTACAAGAGTATTGGGATTGTCGGGGTATGATGCAGGACCGTCATGGTCAATAACCACAATTGCCAATGTTGATACAACAACCGTTGGATTAAATGGAAGTTCAACAGTATATTCTGTTGGTTGGACAGGTACTACAGGTTCTACAAGTATTACTTTTACAAGTTCATTTCCATCTATTATTCAAAATGCTCTTAACACAGATTATACACAATTTAATGGTAGTATTTCAACTCTTCAAGATGACCTTGACTCACAAATATCACCAATAATCAATGCTGCTGGTGTTGGTTCAGGTTTTACAATTGATTATTTTGGTACTATACCATCAGGAGCGTCACCAAGTTTATCGGCTTATACAGCATCAACTAACGTTTATGGTGTATCAGGTGTAACAACAGCAGACGCTGATTTTACATCAGGTAATAATGACACTTGGTATTATGCAAACTTTGATATTACTTCAGGAGATGCTTATACAGGATATTCATTCTATAATGTAATATCAAGAATGATTAGTCTTGGTTCAGGAGCATACTCAGGTACTGTTTCGGGAACACTTTATAACTACACAGGAACTGCTTATACAGATTACAATAATTTAATTGCGGCTACTTTCCGTTCAAGAGGTATTGCTACATATGGTGCTGGAAGTACAGGACCTGTTTATAAAGTATCAGGATTAACTGATGTTATTATTGATAATTCAGGAACTTACGCAGCAATTTCACAAAACCCATTCGCACCATTTGCAATTTCAGGTTTAACAACATCAGGAGATGCGTTCTCATTCACAACATCTTTAAGTACTACAGATTCAAACTATATTACAAAGGCGTTTGGTGTTACTAATTTTGGTAAAGACAGAAATGAAGTACCATTATTTGTTGAGGAAACATTCCCTAACTTATTAAACTACGCATACAATAAAGGTTACATTAAAGGTATCAATGTTGATTTAGTTGCATTACCTGGTGTTAGATACTCAAATCCAACAGGAACAATTGCTAACTATTTACAACCATATAAATCACCTGAATCACCTTGGGTTGTATCTCAATTATTCGGTAGTACTGTTGATAAGTTATTTAAAATTTACTCAGTAGCTGATGGTAACAGTGCTAACACACAAATTAAAGTTTCAATTTCAAATATATCATTCGCTAACTTAAGTTTTGATTTGGCGGTTCGTAGTTTCTTTGATACAGATTCTAATCCTGTAATCTTAGAGAAATACACAAACTGTACAATGAACCCAGGTTCAAACAGTTATGTAGGTGTTAAAATTGGAACTAGTGATGGTGAATACGCATTGAATTCAAAATACATCATGTTAGAACTAAATGTTGATGCTAACATAGAATCAGTTCCTTGTGGATTTGAAGGTTATGTTATTAGAGAATATGATGGATTAACTACAACACCTCCATTCCCAATTTATAAAACAGAGTATAATTTCCCAGGACAAGTTATTTATAACCCACCATTTGGAACAACTGCTGGTCTTGATAATCCTGTGGTTAGTTCTGGTGATAGAGTAAGAACAACATATTTGGGAATTTCTTCTCAAATTGGTTATGACCCAGCGTTCTATGAATATAAAGGTAGACAAGCGGCAGCACAATATTGTGATGAGTCAAGTGAAGGATTACCTTGGGATTATATCACAAAAGGTTTTCACATGGATTCAGGAGCAACTGTAGTAACAATCGCTTATGGTCCTACTTCAGGAACACCAGCGTTCTTCTGTGGTGATGCTTCATTCCAAACTGACCCTGAAACACCTGCAAACCCTTATTACCAAATACAAGCAAGAAAATTCACTTTCTTATTACAAAATGGTTTTGATGGTTGGGACATTTATCGTGAATATAGAACAAACAAAGATGAATTTATGTTGGGTGGAACAGGTTACCAAAAAGGAGCATGTCCAACAACAAGATATCCAAACGCAACAGGTTGGGGGGCTTTCAAACCAATCAATATTGGTAACTTTACTGATTTTGCAAATACTGATTACTACGCTTACTTGTTAGGTATCTATACATTTAATAACCCTGAAGCGGTAAACATAAATGTGTTTGCAACACCTGGTATTGATTATACTAATAACTCAAACTTGGTTGAAGATTCAATTTCAATGGTTACTTACAATAGAGCAGATTCTATCTACATTTGTACAACACCTGATTGTAATGTATATCTTCCAACAAATACAGGCAACTTTATTTACCCAACAGAAGCTGTTGATAATTTGGCTAACACAGGTATTGACTCTAACTATACAGCAACTTACTACCCTTGGATTTTGGTTAGGGATACTGTTAATAACACACAAATCTACTTACCACCAACAAATGAAGTTTGTAGAAACTTAGCTTTGACAGATAACGTATCATTCCCTTGGTTCGCAACTGCGGGTTACACAAGAGGTTTAGTAAATGCTATTAAAGCTCGTAAGAAACTTACACAAGAAGATAGAGATACTTTGTATCAAGGTAGAATTAATCCTATTGCAACATTCTCTGATGTTGGAACTGTAATTTGGGGTAACAAAACTCTTCAAATTGCTGACACAGCACTTAACAGAATCAACGTAAGAAGATTGTTGTTACAAGCTCGTAAGTTAATTTCAGCGGTGGCTGTAAGATTGTTGTTTGAACAAAACGACGCTAAAGTAAGACAAGACTTCTTGGATTCGGTTAACCCTATCTTGGATGCTATCAGAAGAGACAGAGGTTTATATGATTTCCGTGTTACTGTAAGTAATTCACCTGAAGATTTAGATAGAAATACTATGACAGGTAAGATTTATTTGAAACCAACAAAAGCGTTGGAATTCATTGACATTGAATTCTTAATCACTCCAACAGGAGCTTCGTTTGAAAACATTTAATAATTTATGTTGAAAAACAAAAAAAATAATCCAGTATCATCATTACGTGAAGGTTTTGATGATGCTGGTACGCCAGACTTAAAGTACTACGCATTTGATTGGGATGACAACTTAATGTACATGCCAACAAAAATTATCTTAAGAGATGAAAATGATAATGAAGTACCAATGTCCACAGAAGATTTTGCTGAACATAGACATCAAATAGGTAAAGAAGAATTTGATTACAAAGGAAACAAAATTGTTGGATACGCCGACCAACCTTATAGAAATTTTAGAGAAGGTGGTGACAAACAATTTAAAATTGATGCAATGAAGGCAAAAACAGGTCCCGCTTGGTCTGATTTTATAGAAGCAATTAATAACGGGTCAATTTTTTCAATTATTACAGCTCGTGGTCACAACCCCGAAACTATTAAAGACGCAATATACAATTTGATTATATCCGACCATCAGGGTATTAATAAAAACTTATTATTAAAGAATCTTAGAAAATACAGGGACATTTCAGGTATGGAGGACAAGTCAGACATGGAATTAATTAAAGACTATCTTGACATGAACAAATATTATCCCGTTAGTTTTTTGGACCCAACAGGTGCCGGAAATCCCGAACAATTAAAAGTAGACGCAATGAGGGAATTTATTTCTTATGTAAAATCACAAGCCAAAAGTTTAGGTAAAAAATTATATCTTAAAAATGATGTAAAAAATAAATTTGTTCCTAGTATTGGCTTTTCAGATGATGATTTAAAGAATGTAGAAGTAATGAAGAAGAGTTTTGAAGATGAACCAATGTTAAAGAACTACTATACTGGTAAAGGAGCTAAAACTAGATACTAAACGATGATAATTTTTAAAAAATTAAAGTAAATACAAAAATTTTCAAACAACATGTATTTATAGATAAATAAACTAAAACAAAAAACTAAAAAGAATATACCATGGCTGATTTATTAATGAAAATGCCGGTTCCTTACGAACCAAAAAGAGCGAACCGATTTATACTAAGGTTTGACACAAGTTTAGGTATTAATGAATGGTTCGTAGAATCATCAGGAAGACCAAGTATTGATATTAACCCTGTTGAGATACAATTTTTGAACACTTCTACATTTGTAGCAGGTAGATTCAAATGGAATGCCATCTCAGTTAAATTCCGTGACCCAATTGGTCCATCAGCAACACAAGCTCTTATGGAGTGGGTTCGTTTACACGCTGAATCAGTTACAGGTCGTATGGGATATGCTGCGGGTTATAAAAAGAATGTTGACCTTGA